GTAGCAAATGTGCTAGACGCTGTTTGATATGTAGTACTAGTATTATAAGCACTATTCCAATTAGCACTTAAACTTGATACTGTTCCATAAGTGCTTTGCCAGTTACCGGTTAAGGCTTTTATATCACTGCCTTGGTAATTCCATGCTGTAGCAGAATTGTTTTGTACTGTTGTATATGTGTTCTGCCAGTTACCAGTTAAAGCTTTAACATCAGATCCATTGTAAAAACTAATACCACTTAAATGGCTACCATCACCATAAAAAACACCACTTACCATTGGTGCGCTAACAGATGTTATAAATGTAGCGGAAGACGAATTGTTGCTAACCCATGTATATGTATTTTGCCAGTTACCACTTAAAGATGTGGGGATACTTGTTAAAAATAAACCAGTAGTATTTTGATATGTCGTATTTGTTAATAAGGTAGCAGTATATGATGCAACCGTTGTTTGATAATTGTTAAAATTTGTATTGGTTACCAACTGGCTTGTTAATAAATTAACATTACTATTGGTTGCAAATTTATTACCCGATATAATAGTATCATTGATAGATGTTAACCAAGATGGATTAGAATATAAACCCGTTGAATACAGCCCATTTGTTACGCTTGCTGCGTTCCCATCAATGTTACCATGTACATTTCCTGAAAGACTTCCTAAAATATTTGCTCTTAACGTGTCAATTGTAAATGTAGGATCTGAATAATTGAGAGTTGGACTATTTAAAGGTTCAGATGTTAATCCGCTAAATAAACTCCAGTAATTATTTTGTGCAGAGCGAACAAGACCCGTATGTTGATATAAACCATTGTTAAAATGTCCAACCAACCCAATATCAAATACATTGCCACTGCCAGATAATGAATTATTAACATATATAATTGGCGATGAAACTGATATTGTTGATGTTGATAAATTAAAACCAGATCCAGAAATATAAAGATTTCCGCCAACATTTAAATCACCGGGTGTTCTAAATGAATTTGGTATTGAAAGTGCAACCGCACCGTTATTATTAGTGGCTTCTATTTGATATATTGTTCCATTTATAGATGTTACCGAACTATAAATTGTACTTAAACTAGTTATATTGTTATAAGCTTTGTCCCAATTACCAGATACACTTAAAAAGCTTAAATCTACTGAACTGAGATAAGAAGAACTGTTTGATACAAGGTTTGTATAAGCTTTGTCCCAATTACCAGATACACTTAAAAAGCTTAAATCTACTGAACTGAGATAAGAAGAACTGTTTGATACAAGGTTTGTATAAGAATTTTCCCAATATGCTGAATTTAAATTAACTGTTGAGAATGTATTATCCCAATTACTAGATACGCTTAAAAAGTTAAGATCATAACCCGATAAATACGCAGAACTGTTCGTTAACAGATTTGTGTACGCATCGTTCCAATCACCAGATACGCTTAAAAAGCTTAAATCTACTGAACTGAGATAAGAAGAACTGTTTGATACAAGGTTTGTATAAGCTTTATTCCAATTACCAGATACGCTTAAGAATCTAAGATCATAACCAGATAAAAATGCTGAACTATTTGAAATTAAAAAAGAATTTACATTTTCATAATCATTTCTAATGATTTCATATTCACTTCTAATAATATCTACTTGACCTCTAGTTTTTTCTATTTGGTCTATTAAATCCGATGTTAAAAGCGCATCTTGTGATTGTGTTAATTGTGGATTTACACCAAGAAAGGTTTGAGCAAAGTTAGAATAACTTTTAAGGACTGTAGGTGTTTGTGATATACTTCCATCTTCTGCTGATTGTCCATCTGATGTAAGATATTTGGATTCAATGGTGTAGATTTTTTTATAAACCTCATCCATTTTTTTGAATAACCAACCTTTTATTGTGAAATTTGTTGTTCCAGTTATTCTATAAAGCTGCGTTGGTCCCAAATTATCGGGATACTGCATTTGCATGTTACCATCCCAAAGAACTTCTGTTCTTATTTCATATGGATTCTTTGTTTTTTCTGTTTCTGGTAATTTCCAAGAAATTACAATATATGGATCACAATAAGGTATGAAATTCGTTAATATCTGGTCCATATCGGACTGATATTTTGTTATTATTGTCATTGTGATACCAATGTTAATTGGTACCGGTTGAGGTATCTTCTTTAAGAAATTACCCGAATCATCTGCTGGGTCATAATTAGTCAAAAACCCATCAATTTTATTAAAAACTCTACTTTGATCTCTTGAAATGCCCGAAATATTAACAGCAATAACTGGAACGGTTAAACCACCTGCCGCTGGACTGTTTAAATTACTAAAAATTCTTTGTTTTGGGGAATAAACGAATAAAACTTTGTCACCACTTAAAGGTTCAACTTGAACATTATCTTTATCGTATCTTTTAATGATAACGTCATTAAAAGCACCTACAAACTGTTCAACTAGTGTTTGTATCTCCCAATTAAAGGTATAATTCTTCATTTACACCAATATTTAGTGTAAAAAAGAAATTATTACTTTAAAATATTTTCATAATCCAAACCTTTTTGGATTAAAACATTAATTTGTTCCATGTCTAAATTTTTCCTAACACATTTACAAATATAATAATTCAAATTTGTTTTATCTCTGCCAATGTTACCTCTACCGTAACATGATTTGCACCCTGATGCTGGTTTTTTTGTTACTGGTAACTGTCCAAGTTGAAGATGTTTTATATCATCATCTGGAATATCATAAAAAGTACCGGAGAATACACTATATATCGTTTTCATAATTTGTATTGATCATTAATATACTATCCCAAAATTTATTTCCTGCAATCTTTTTCGGATAAACCATTAAATTTGTTTCAATGTCTGGTGCATGTTTAGTTAATGTTTTAATTCTATAATCAAAATAGATTAAATTATCATCTTCATGAAGTTCAACATTAAAAGGTATAGGTATTTCAATTTTTTCTTTTTCTTTTTTTGCAGTATTCATTACTAATGTAATGTAAAAGTTTCTTTGATAAAAAAGAAGTAATTTTCCGCTTTTATACGTTTTATTTTTTATCTCAAGTGAGATATTTTTTTGTAGCATGAATTTACACGCTTTTTCTAAATCGGTTCCGTGTATAGTCATTTTATGTGTCCATGAAAGCTTTTCGCTCTTCAAGATTCATAGTTGCAATTCTTTTATCAAAGTATTCTATGTATTCTTCTATAGGTTCTGCTTTCATTGTGTATGGTTTTTGCATCAAATATGCTGCTTTTACTGGAACGTTTCTCCAATCTTGCATTATAATGTCCCAAACCGTAACTAAACCTTTTGCTTCTGCGTTATATGGTTTAGGGTGTGTTGGTGGTTTAAATTTTAAAGTAACTTTACCAAATGTAGAATTTAAGAGTGCTCTATTTAATGTACATAACATTCGTCTTGTTATACCTTTATATTTTCCCAAATTTCCTCTTGGGTTAAATACTAATTCAACAACATGCGTTTCGCATATTTGTTTAAATGCATTTACGCTTAAATTATAACTATTTGATTCTGCTACCATTAATCATTTATCCTTGGCTTCGCAGACACCAAAGATTCTAGATTCATTCAAGAATACTACATGATTTAAATCATTAAGATTTGCAACTTGTATGCCCTTATCATTTGGGAACACTACAATGTCGCCTTCTTTAACGGTTCTGCAATCAGGTCCAGCAATAACAACCTTTGCCAACCTCCATGTAAAATTTACGGCATTAATTGGAACCCAAATATTGCCTCTTTTTATTTCTGTGCCATCATCATTAAGATCGATGTATTGACACATTAAAATGTCATCTAAAACTTTTGTTAATGTCCATCCATCAAGATTGAATGAATGGCTTTGATAATTTTCGATTTGTACTTTGCCTTTTACTAAATCTTCTTGTGGTGGTCTTGGTATAATTGCCATATGTGATTTTATTTATCACATATGTTTAATTGTGCAACTAGGTTATCAAAAATTTCTATCTCTCTTGTAGAACATTCCATTAAATTTGCTAAATTTTTGGAGTCTGATACATCTTTTTCCTTTGTTTTCTTTTTTATATAGGAAAGTCTTGTGGTGTATTTGGGAAAAAATA